CCTAATCATCCTACTAAAAGCCATGTAGTAGTAGCAAAAGAAGGCGATAAGGTAAAGACAATTAGATTTGGTCAGCAAGGTGTAAGCGGTAGCCCTGCCAAAGAAGGTGAGTCAATGGCAGATAAAGCCAGGCGCAAATCATTCAAAGCTCGCCATGCAAGCAATATTGCTAAAGGCAAGATGAGTGCAGCATTTTGGGCAAACAAAGTTAAGTGGTAATTCTGTTGTAGAATAGCAACATACCAACAACCCAATGGGATTGGAAGATGGAAACTGATAATTTAGAGAAACAAAAATCAACTAATGGTGGATTGCGAGCAGGCGCTGGCAGACCAAAAGGCGCTACTAATAAGATACCTAGGGTAGCCAAAGAGAACATTATTAAGGCTTTTGAGGACTTAGGCGCAGTAGAAGGCTTAGTCAACTGGGCTAAGTTAGACACTAAGAACCAAGGTGAGTTCTACAAGATATACAGCAGACTGCTACCAATAGAGAATAATATCTCTGGTGCAGATGGCGAGCCATTTAGCATGGTGGTTTCTTGGGAGAGATAGAAGAAGTAAACAGAGTATTTATTCCCTACAAGCCTAGACCACCACAGTTAGAGTTACACAATGCTGTAGATGAGTATCGCTTTGTAGTAGGGGTAGCCCACAGAAGAATGGGCAAGACTGTGGCTGCGCTAAACCAGCTTATAAAGTCAGCCCTTGAAAATGACAAAGAAGCCCCCAGATATGGTTATATAGCACCGACATATGGACAGGCTAAGAGGGTAGCTTTCGACTACCTTTGTAAATATACAAGGCCGCTAGGTGCAGTAATCAATGTTGCAGAGCTAAGAGTAGATTTCTTAGGCAGAAGAATACAGTTGTATGGCTCAGATAACCCAGACAGTTTAAGAGGCCAATACTGGGATATGGTCTGTATCGATGAGGTAGGCGATCAGAACCCTAAGATATGGAATGAGATTGTTAGACCGGCACTTTCAGACAGAAAGGGTAAATGCCTTTTTATCGGCACACCAAAGGGAAATAACCATTTCAAAGAGCTAAGAGATCGGGCAGAGAATGAGCCAGGCTGGAAGCTACTAGAGTTCAAAGCAAGTCAGACTAACCTGATTGATGAAGCAGAGTTGCAAGATGCTCGCAAAGAGATGGGCGATGATAAGTTCAACCAAGAGTTTGAGTGCGACTTTTCTGCAAGTGTAGAAGGTAGCTACTATGGAAAACTTATCAATGATTTAGAAGATAAGGGCAGGATGGTAGAGATAGATCGAGATGATCTATGTAAGACATTTTGTGCTTGGGACTTAGGAATTGGTGATTCAACTGTTATCTTTGTATTGCAAGTAACAGGACTAGAATATAGGATCATGGATCATGTAGAGAACCATGGCCAAGGATTAGATTGGTATGTTAACTGGCTAAAAGATAACAACTGGCACAAGGCAGAGCAACTCCTTCCGCATGATGTGGAAGTAAGAGAGCTAGGCACAGGTAAGAGCAGACTAGAAGTGTTGAGAGAATCTGGACTAGAGGTTCGGGTTCTGCCAAGACTTGCAGTAGAAGATGGAATACAGGCAGTCAGAAGAATGTTACCTAAGTGCTGGTTCAATATGCCAAAGGTTAAACAAGGTTTAGATTGCCTAAGAAACTATAGGCGAGAATATGATGAAAAGCGGAGTGTCTTTTATGACAAGCCTCTGCATGATTGGGCATCGCACAGCGCAGATAGTTTTAGGTATTTGGCTTTAGGAATGGAGCAGACTACTACTTGGTCTACTCCTCTATCAATTAAAACAAATTGGATTGTGTAAATGGATGAAGGCAAACTAAAAGGTATTCTGGAAGCCGAGATATATAACTCGCTTGGCTATGTTCAGACAGAAACCACCGAGAATCGCAGGGATGCAATTAAATTCTACAATCGAGATAAGTATGGCAATGAGGTAGAAGGTCGCTCACAAGTAGTTACTGGTGAGGTGGCTGAAGCCATCGATGGCGCATTACCTCAGTTGCTTAGAATCTTTACTCAGTCAGATGAGATAGCTTTGTTTGAGCCAAAGATGCCTGGCGATGAAGAAGCCGCTAAACAGGCCACAGAATATTGCAACCTAGTATTCTTTCAAGACAACCAAGGTGTGCTGCTAATGCATGATTGGTTCAAGGATGCACTTCTACAAAAGAATGGCATTGTTAAATATTGGTGGGATGACTCAGAAGACCCAACTAAAGAGAAATACAAAGATTTAAGCGCAGAAGAATTGCAGATGTTGTTTGCCGATGAGCAAATGGAGTTGGTTAGCCAGACAATGAATGAGGTCGGCATTGACCCAATGGGCGCACCTGTCTATTCTTATGATGTAGTAATCAAGAAACAAAAGGAAGCTGGTCGGGTTCGCATTGAGAATGTGCCACCAGAAGAATTCCTAATTAGTAAAAAAGATAAACATATTTCTGATGCTCGCTTTGTAGCCCACTGAACCTTAATGACTCGATCAGAGTTAATCGAGATGGGGTTCTCAAAGAAAGAAGTAGAGAAGATACCTTTATATGGTGATCTAACCTATAGCCCAGAGAAAGTAGCTCGCTACAGTCGGGGTGAGCAGCCAGATGAGCAACAGTCTTTAGACCCAGCAATGCAAGAAGTAGAAGTTTATGAGATATATATTCGAGTAGACTTTGATGGTGATGGCATGGCAGAGCTAAGAAAGATTGTCTATGCTGGCCATCAGATATTAGAGAATGAAGAAGCAGACCATATTCCTTTTGCAAGTGTTTGTCCTATCCCAATGCCACACAAGTTCTTTGGACAGAGTTTGGCAGATAGATCAATGGATGTGCAGCTAATCAAGTCTACTATTACCAGACAGATTTTAGACAATATGTATCTCAGCAACTTACCCAGAATGACAGCCATCGATGGCCAAGTCAATATGGATGACTTGCTAACAGTTGCACCAAATAGCATTGTGCGGATGAAATCGCAAGGTGCGGTGCAGCCATTAACAGTACCGGCAATTGCTGGACAGTCTTTCCCAATGCTTGAGTATCTAGACTCTGTGCTGCAAAAGCGCACAGGAGTTACAGAAGCAAGCCAAGGATTAGACCCTAACATTCTACAAAATACTACTGCCGCAGCCATCGCTATGATGCAAAATGCTGGCGCTAGTAGGGTAGAGATGATTGCTAGAATTTTTGCTGATACCGGTGTAAAAGACTTATTTACAGGCATCTTCCACTTACTTTGCAAGTATCAAGACAAGGCTCGCATAGTAAGAATGAGAGGCAAGTATGTATCGATTGATCCTAGGGAATGGAAGAACAACTATGACCTATCTATCAATGTCGGTTTAGGCACAGGAAACAAAGATCAACAGATGGCAATGATTGGTATGGTATTGCAAAAGCAAGAGCAGATATTACAGACTCAAGGCTATGCAAACCCACTTACCTCTGCTGGTCAGTATCGCAATACTTTAGGTCGCTTTATCGAAGCTGCTGGGTTCAAAGACTCAACCGAGTTCTTTAAGGAAATCCCACCAGAACTAGACCAAGCTCTATCTAACCCTCAACCTCAACAACAACAGCCTGACCCAGCAACAATGGCCTATATGCAACAAGCACAAGCCCAAATGCAGATGGATCAAGCCAAGGCAGAGAATGAAATTAAGATAGCTAATGCTAAAGCAGCAGCCCAAATTCAACTCGAAAGAGAAAAGGCAGCAGCACAGCTAGAGCTAAAGACAGCAGAGTTTCAGGCTGAAACCCAATTAAAGGCAGCGCAATTAGGCGCTAAGTTAACTGGTGATGTAAGGATACCTGGGTGAATAAAGCCGAAAGAGCAAATACTTATTTAAGAGATGAGTTCTTTATTGAAGTGATAGAGAACCAGAAAATGTTATACAAAAATATGATATTTGGTTCAGCAGACCATGATGTAGAAGGCAGAGAAAGAGCCATAGTCAAGCTGCGAGCCATAGAGGAATTTGAAGCGGAACTTCAATCAATGGCGAATCAACCCAATATTGAAAAGAGCCGCATAAGGATTTTTTAACTACCATAAAAGGTAAATTATGAGCGATAACACCAACCCACAAGGGAGTGTAGATACATCTGTAAGTGGTGCAGCTAATGCATTTATGTCTATTCTTGAGCCACAAACCGAGGAAGCGCAAGCCGACCCAGAGGTTAGTGAAGATGAACAAGCCGAGGAATTAGACACAAGTGCAGAAGAAACTGTAGATCAAGAAGAAGTTGTAGAAGAACCTTCCAAATACCGAGTGAAAGCTAATGGTGAAGAATTGGAAGTAAGTCTAGATGAACTTATTAATGGTTACAGTAGGACTGCGGACTATCAGAAAAAGACTCAATCTTTAGCGGAACAGCGCAAGTCAGTAGAATCAGAGCGCATAAAGATTGATGAAGCTGCTAAGACTCGCGACTTATATGCACAGCGACTGCAACTTATCGATGATATGTTAAGCAAGACCAATCAGGTTGATTTAAGTTCACTTAAAGAATCCGATCCTATTGCTTATGCTATTGCGGTAGCAGAGCGCAGCGAAAGTAATGAGAAACAAATGGCTATCAGGGCTGAAAGAGAGCGAGTTGCACAAGAGCAACAATCCCATAGAAATCAGGGATTACAAAGCTACATTCAGGCCGAAGCAGAAAAGCTAAAGGCTGCAATACCTGAGTTTAAGGATGAAGCAAAGGCAGAGGTTCTCAAAAGGGACATCAGAGCTTATGCAAAATCTGCTGGGTATAGCGACCAAGAGTTAGCTAATACTTATGATAGCCGAGCAGTTCGACTTCTCTATAATTCAATGCGGTTTGAACAGTTACAAAATGGTAAGGCTGGCCTAAACAAAAAAGTGGTCAGCGCACCTAAGACTATCAGACCAGGCACTTCTAATCCGAGTAGTGCCGAAAGTGAAGCAACAAAGAAGGACTTTGAAAGACTCCGCAAATCAGGCAACAAAGCGGATGCTGCAAGGTTATTTGAAAAATTTATTTAAAGGAATACAGAAATGCCAACATTTACAAGATATGATGCGATTGGATCGCGCGAAGACTTAGCCGATGTTATTTATAACATCTCCCCCCAAGATACCCCAATCATGTCATCGATTGGTAAAACCAAAGCTACTGCTGTTTACCATGAATGGCAGACAGATAGCCTTGCTGCTGCAACTACCAGCAATGCTGCTGTTGAAGGTGCTGATGCAACTTCTGCAACTCTTAGCCCAACAAGCCGAGTCGGTAACTATACACAAATTGTTCAAAAGACAATTCAAGTATCAGGTACTTTAGAGTCGGTTGACAAAGCTGGTCGCAAGTCTGAAAAGGCTTACCAATTAGCTAAAGCATCTGCTGAAATCAAGCGGGATATGGAAGCAATTATCACAGCTAACCAAGCTCAATCTGCTGGCAATAGTTCTACTGCTCGCAAATTAGGCTCATTGCTGTCATGGATTGTTACCAATACTTCCAAAGGTAGCGGCACAACTTCTGGTGTTGACCCAATTACTTCTGGTGTTTCAGTCCGTACCGATGGTACAACTCGCACATTCACAGAAGCTATGTTGAAGTCAGTAGTAGCTAAAGTGTTTACTGCTGGTGGTACACCTGCAACCTTGTTTGTAGCCCCTGGCTTAAAGCAAGATGTATCAAGTTTCGCTGGTATTGCTGCACAGCGCTTTGTTACTGATGCAAGCCCAACAACCATCATTAGTGCTGCTGATGCTTATTTGAGCGACTTTGGTTTAATCCAAATTGTTCCAAATCGCTTTATGCGGACTCGCGATGCATTGGTTCTTGATCCTGAGTATGTAGCTTTAGCCTATCTGCGCCCATTCGCAACAAATGAATTGGCAAAGTCTGGTGACAGCGAGAAGACTCAGTTATTGGCTGAATTCACTCTTGAAGTTAAGAATGAAGCAGCTAATGGCATTATTGCTGACTTAGTAGCAACAGCTTAGTAGAGTAGAATGGGGGTGGGCAAAACTCACCTCCATTTCTATGATTGTTTATCTGCAAGGCGGTTTAGGTAATCAGATGTTTCAGTATGCGGCTGGTTTAGGCGCAGCTAAGAAGTTGCGGTGCGAGTTAATAATTAATAATAGTTTCTATAAAAAACACAAACAAAGGCAGTATGAGCTAGGGGTTTTCCCTATATCAGCATCTACATTTGATAATGTAACTGGTGAGTTGATAGAGGAAAAGCACTTTGAATACCAAGAAATAACCAAGAATGGAATGATGGTAGGTTATTGGCAATCGGAGAAATACTTTGATAATGTTGCAGAACAAGTTAGGGCTGAGTTTAAGCTACCTAAACACACAATTGATGAAGGTATGGTGGCAGTTTCGGTCAGGCGAGGTGATTATCTACATTTGCCAGATGTGTTCTGCTCGCTAGGCGAAGATTATTATTCAAAGGCTAGGGAGATATTCCCAGACTCTACATTTGTAGTATTTTCAGATGATCCAGATTGGGTAGAAGAAAACCTAAAATGGGCAGATATTGTAATTAAAGGCAATTCAGGTATAGTTGATTTATCTCTACTTTCTTGCTTTAAAAACCATATAATAGCGAATAGTAGTTTTAGTTGGTGGGGTGCATGGCTGGCCAATGGTGATACAGTTGTAGCACCTAAAGATTGGTTCAGTTGTGACTACAATACCAAAGACTTAATTCCTGATAGGTGGATCAGAATTTGAAGAAGATTTTAGATATAGTAGGCAACAGAATAAGGACTGCATCTTCCGATGGAGAGGGTGGTCTTAACATCGAAACAAAAGAAGATATCAGCGCTATTATTGAGAACAACAAAGCTCAATATAATCAGATGGATCAGCGCAGTAGATGGGGAGATGATGTATTTGACCCAAGAAACAAAGTAGCATCTATTCCCTTAGTTTTATTTCAAGAACTTAATGCTAAAGGAATATGTAGAGGGTTTCATATTATTGACCAAAAGGCTATGAAGGCTTGGTTAAATGATCCTGCTAATCAGTATTTTAGAACCAGACCAGGCAGAGTCTAATGCATATCGGTATCTGTATCCCAGCAAGAAGTCATATGGAGATTGGCACAGCATTTGATCTGGCCAATATGTCAGCCTACACAGCAAAGCAGACTAAGCATGATCTGTCGCTATTTACTAGCTCTGGCACTCTTATATTTGACCAAAGAAACAACTTAGTTAAGGCAGCATTGGAAGCAAAGTGTACCCATATATTGTGGGTAGATGCTGATATGCGCTTTCCTAAAGATACTATTATCAGGCTACTTGCCCATAAGAAGGGTGTAGTCGGAGTTAATGCAACCACAAGGGTAGAGCCAGTTAAGGCTACTGCTAAGAACTTGTTTATTGACCATGAGAAGAAAGAAGGTCAATGGACTGCTGTAGATTCTAAGAATAAGACCGGCATTGAGAAAGTATCTGCACTCGGTTGCGGAGTATTACTTGTAGAAACAGAAGTTTATAAGAAGATGGATGAACCTTATTTTTGGTTCTATGAAATCCCAGGCGATAAGATTCTGGGTGAGGATGTGTATTTTTGTGTCAAGGCTTTTGATATAGGCTTTGATTCTTTTGTAGATCATGGATTGTCCAATGAGATTGGGCATATCGGACAATATACTTACAGTTGGGATGATATTAAATGAGTTATACCTCATACACCGATTTAAAGACATCGGTTGCTAATTATTTAGGTAGGTCTGATCTTACTTCAATAATTCCCGACTTTATTTCATTTGCAGAAATCCGCATGGCCAGAGAACTCCGCACTAGAAAGATGCTTAGTTCAGCTACATCATTATTTGTTGCTGGCGATGCAAAGGTAGCACTACCATCAGACTTCTTACAGATTAGGGATTTGTATGTTCAGGGCAATCCTAGATTTCCTGTAAGCTATCTTTCGCCATCAGCCTTTACTCGCAATGCTAGGGCAGATGAGTCTGGTAAGCCAGTATTCTATACAACCCTTGCAGCAGAGTTTATGTTTGCACCTATACCTGATTCTGCTTATACACTAGAGATTCTTTATTATGCTAAACCTACAGTTTTGTCTGGTAGCAATGCTTCTAATGTCTTTCTGGCTAATTATGCTGATGCTTTGTTATATGCTTCTCTTTTAGAGGCAGAACCTTATCTTATGAATGACCCAAGAATACAGACATGGGGTGATTTATATGGCAGAGCAGTTAAGAATATAGTTGAGTCAGATGAAGAATCAGAATATTCTGGCATCCCATTACAAATGACAGTTACATACCGATAAGGAAAAATCATGGCAGAAATGTCGAATTACTTAGAAAATGCTTTAATCAATGTTACATTGAGAGCAACTGGCTATACAGCGCCAACAACTGTTTATGTTGGTCTATATACAACTGACCCTACAGATGCTAATACAGGCACAGAATGTACCGGTGGTGCTTATGCTCGCAAGTCAGCAACTTTTGCTGCACCTAGTAATGGTGTATCTACTACTTCTGCCGATATTACTTTTGACCAAGCATCAAGCTCATGGGGAACTATTGCTTATATTGGTATCCTAGATGCATTGACAGCAGGCAATCTTTTGTACCATACACCTTTAGATACTTCTAAGGCCATTGATACAGGTGATATATTTAAAATAGCATCGGGCAGCCTTACAGTTACCTTGGCATAATGGCATTAACTCTCGAGCAGTTAGATCAGTTCGGGAACTTAGAGCAACTTCAATACTCATTTGACCAAACTTGGTATACAGATGAGGTATGTGGGCCATGGTACTTAGACTCTATAGATGCGCTAGGTAACCTAGACACATTAACAGTATCTTTTGATGACCCAGTATGGAATACACTTTGTGTTAAGTTTCCAACTGCTGCTATTACTGCCAATGCAACTGTAGCCACAAGCGCACAAAGGATTCGGGTAGGTAATGCTGCCATAATTGCCAATGGTTCAGTTGCTATTAGTGCATATAGAATTAGGTCGGCATCAGCAGCAATATCTACTACTGGTACTGCTAGTGTTATAGCTTATCGAGTTCGCTCTGGGACAGGTTCAATAACAGCCCTTGCAAGCATATCTGCTGCTGGTATTAGGGTGCTAGTAGGCAATGCACAAGTAAATGGCACAGCGACTGTTTTAGCAAGCGCTAGGGCTATATTTGGTGGTGCTGGTTCTATTACTTGCACAGCAAATGCAGTTGCGAATGCAATTCGGTTTAGAACTGGCGCAGCAGCTATTAGTGCTACAGGCACAGCTAGCGCAGCAGCAATAAGACTTAGAACAAGTGTGGCACAAATAACTGGCACAGCTAGTGTGCAAGCTCTTGGTGGTATGCAGTATGCAGGTGTAGCTGTAGTTAATGGATTTGCCTCTGTAAGCTCTGGCTCTAGAGTTACTTATTCAGCAGTTGCTAAGATAAATGTTATTGGTTCTGTATCTTGTTTAGGCATAAGACTAGGTGATAACTGGAGTCCTGACTCAATTGGTTCAGAGTCTTGGACTGCAAACTCTATTGGTTCAGAAACTTGGACACCAGTTTCAACAGATGCAAATACTTGGACTCCAGCTTCTGTATCAAGCACAACCTGGACAAATAATACAATTGGAAATGAAACATGGCACTAAGTAGAGTTAATTTTGAGGAATGGACACCAGACCAGCCAGGCATTACTAATGGACTGCAAAGGGCAGAGAATGTCTACTCAAAGGCTGCTGGATATGGCCCTATACCAACTGCTGTTAATTATTCCAATAGTGCATCAGAAAACCTAAATAATGTAGTTGCTGGAAAGACTACAGTAGGCGGTACATTAATATTTGCTGGCGGTGCTACAAAGTTATTCAAACTAAACTCAAGCACCTTAAATCTTGCCAATGTATCTAAGTCTGGTAATTACACTACACCTACAGACCAAAGATGGAGATTTACCCAATTTGGCGATATGATTATTGCTGCAAATGGATATGACAAACTACAAGGATTTAATGTAGATTCTTCTAGTTTGTTTGCTGACTTGGCTGCTGATGCCCCAACTGCTAGGTATGTAACTATAGTTCGGGATTTTGTAGTAACTGGTAATATCCAATCTAGCTATCCTAATCGAGTTCAATGGTCAGCGCTAAATGATGAGTCATCATGGACTCAAAGCGCTACTACACAAGCAGACTATCAAGATATACCTGATGGCGGCACAGTAGTCGGTGTAACTGGTGGTGAGTTTGGATTAATTTTGATGGACAGAGCAATACACCGAATGTCTTATGTCGGCAGTCCTTTAGTATTTCAGTTTGACAATATTAGTAGAAACTTGGGTTGTTATGAGGCCAACTCTATTATTCAGTATGCTGGCACTACATTCTTTTTAGGTGATGATGGATTCTACTCATGCGATGGGCAAAATATTATGCCTATTGGTAATGAAAAGGTTAATCGCTTCTTCTTTGATAATGTAGATCAAGGTACTTTATACCTTATGTCGGCTGCGGTTGACCCAGCTAAAAAGCTCATTATTTGGGCTTATGCATCTTCAGGCTCTGCAACACCAGATAAACTAATTATCTACAATTATCAGACACAAAAATGGACAAGTGGCACAACCGATGTAAGTAGGATTGCAAGCGCATCAACACCAGCAGTAACCCTTGAGGGTATGGATGTATATGGTAATTTAGATACCATTCTTACTTCCTTTGATAGCCGACTTTGGTTAGGCGGTAAGTTACAGTTAGCTGGTGTGCATGATGCAAAGATTGTTACATTTACCGGTGCAAATGCTACAGCTACATTAGAAACTGGCGATTTAGAAATGTCTGGTTCTACATCTAGTGTAACTATGCTAAAGCCAACTGTAGATAATGGTTCAGCATCGATGGGAATTGCTACCAGAAGGCTGTTAAATGAAACAATTACCTATACATCACAAACTGCGGCAGATGCAGAAAATCGCATCGCTTTAAGAAGCATTGGGCGCTATCATCGTCTACAATTAACACCTACAGGATCATGGACATCTGTTGTAGGGTTTGATATGGATATTAATAAATTAGGTAGTAGATAATGTTTAGGCGATTACCTCCCTTTGGTGGAGATCAGCGAGCTACTGCTGAAGTTATTAATAACATTATGGATGGCAAGACCAACAATACTGGTACTGTATCTTTATCTACTGGCGGTGCAACATCTACTACCCTTACAGATGCAAGAATTGGTATAGATTCAGTTATTACTTTAGTACCATCAAGCATGACATCGGCAGCAGCTTATTTTCCTTATGGCGCATTTCAGGATAGCACTACCCAAACCATAGCAAGCACTACAACTGCTTACTCAATGGGTTTGAATACTACTGATATGGCTTTAGGGGTGTCTTTAGTAAGCGGTTCAAGGATAACAGTAGGCTACTCTGGTTTGTATAACTTGCAATTTAGCGCACAGCTAGAAAATCAAGATAATGCACAGCATAATGTCAGTATTTGGTTTAGTAAGAATGGTACAAATATTGCTAAGTCTAATAGCGAATTTACAGTACCAGCAAGAAAAAGCTCAAGCATTTATGGGAATGTAGTTGCTGCGCTGAATTTTTATACTGAGTTAGCAAAAGATGATTATGTAGAGATTAAATGGTCGGCAACAAGCACCTTAATTGCTATGCCAAATGTAGCAGCACAAACAAGCCCTACAAGGCCAGCAACACCATCAGTTATAGCAACAATTCAGTATTTATCACCAAATTCATTTACTACCAATCTATTTGCCGGTGCTTATGTAAGCGCACAGACAAGCGGTAGTGCAACTATTACTCATCCAGCAAACACAGTATCAGGTGTAACTTACAAATATATCATAGTAGGATAAAAGGAAAATCATGGCAACAGCTACTACCACATCAAGCTCGACAATTGACCC